TTTTTTAATTTTTTTCTTGGTTTTAATTTAATATATTTATTAATAATATTGTGTATCATTGGATTTTCATTATATTTACTTAAATCCAATATTAATCTTTTATTAAATTTAACAGCATCATTTAATTTTTTTTTACAAAAACTTATTAATTCATCACATAAACTAGGTTGTAAAAAAAATTCAACTTCTGTCATTAGCCATTTTCTTGCGACCGATCTATCTGCGCATAACTAATTATACCTTGTATTTCATTTGCGGTGCCTGCGGTCATTTTAAGAATATCACTTTCCTCTAAAACTAAAGTTTGTGAAATAATATTTTCTATGGAGTTAGCAGGTATGGCTTTTCTATGTATAGCAAAAGTTGCCGAAGCTGAGCTATCAGTAACTTGCACAGAAAGATCGACAGAGCTACTAGAAGAATTATCAACTTGAATTTGTTTTATTAAACATCTAGCATTTTCAGGTGATGTTAAAACAGAAGTTGTTCCTGTTGTTGTTAAATTAATTCCTTGATTTTTATATCTTAAGGTCATCTATAAACTCCAAAGGACAAAATTATTCTAGGTTCTAATCCTATACCACGATGCACAACACCTTTTGGTATTTTAATCATATCCCCTTTTTCTATTATATAATTTTTTTCATCTATAATATATAATGTTTTACCATACAATCCAACTATTACCACATCTTCAATATCTGAATGTGCTAGTCCTTTTGAACCAGCTGTAAAAGAAAAAAATAAATATACGTTATTCTTTATATTTTGCGTATTATAATTTTTATTCAAATAATTAAAAATACCTTGAAAATAAGAAATTTTTTCAACACCCTCTATTTTTATCGGTGATTCAAGTATGAAAGACGGATTTACATTATCGCTTACAAATCTACTAAATAGTTCTGCTGAATCTAAAAGTTTAGCTAATTCATTAAAATCAAATGTTTTTTCAAATTTAAATATATCTTTTTTATGATCAATCATTAACTTAAAAACCAAGTCAAAGTATCTTGTTCATTTTTTAATTCTTGTTGATATGAAGTGTTTAACTTATCTTGCATAGTTCGTAAAGACTGACTTATCTGTCTTTGATTTTCTTCTGTGTATATTGGTGTTGGTTCTGGTATGACAATATCTACTCTAGCCATTATCTCATTCCATCTGGTTGTACATCTGCTCTAAAAGTTCCAAATCTCCAATTTTGTTCAGTAGATGTATTAGCTATTTTTAAACTTGCAAATCTAGCTCTAGCTCGAGTGTCTACTTTTCGTGTAGATGATGTTACTGTAAAAGGACCTAAAGGAGATGATGTCTCATTATCTGCAGGAAAATCTCTCAATAATATTGTAACTTGTGCATCACCTTGTATTGTTTTAAAATCTGGTATAAATCTTCTCATACTTATAAACATTTGACCCTCACCTTCAACACTTAAACTAAAATCACCAGATTCAATAAATGCTGGTATAGCTGTTTTAGCACCTTCCGAATCTACATTATCCACTCCTCTTTCATGTGCATAATATTTTGTTGAGCCATTAGTATTAGTTACACCTTGAATTACTGGAAAAGAAGGAGTGCCAGTTGAAGTAAATTCTGTAGCGTATGGATGGTCATATAAATTAGCATCTACCCAAGTTGTTCTTGATAATGATCCAGTTACCCAGGTGCCATCTTGATAATTAAAACATACATATCTGTCGTTAAAATTTGATCCAGATTTTGGATAATACCAACATAACTCTTCATAGAGACTATTCAAACCTGCATAAACAGACTCTCCGTTTTGATAATTAATACCTAAATTATTTCCGTTTTTTGTGGTAAAAACAAAATCTTCGACAGAGCATGGTAAGGATTTTACTGTACCATCATAAACAAAAAATCCTCCTGCCTCTGCCATCCAATAAACAGCTCCATTTACATATTTTATAGATTTCTGACCAATGGCTCCACAATTAGACCCTACTTTTCTAATTGAAAATGTAAATGGTGGACCTACAAACTGCATTACGTATGCTGCATTATCAGTAAGAATAAATGT